CTCTAATGAGGGTTTCTTCGTCAAGTTTGCATCGCCACCTGCGTACCCAGTTGGGGCGGATAGCTTCTCGCCTGGCTCACATATAGTATCTGGTACCGCGTTTGTGCGTTCTCTACAGGCTAGTCTTCCGGTTCCATTACCACAGGTAAATTGGAACTTGTCGACTGGCCAGTGGACGAATGTCGCTGCACTTTTGGCATCAAGACTACCAATAATTGGCAGTCGCCTTTCTAGTGCATTGAAAACACATCCTTCGCTGCCTCGTGAGTACTCCGTACTCACGCAGCGGAGGAGCGAATACAAGATACCATATCCCTTCCATCGCAGATAACTCTGCTCCATTGTCCCTAGGAGGGATTGTTACATGACCATTAACGTCACTTCCCCTGTTACCGGTTCGCCGGTCTCCGGGTTCACGAGTCCTACTTACACATTTGTGAGTGCGACGCCGCCGAATGCATATTCGAAGTCCTGGGCTGTTTCCGCCATTGGTGGAACGCAGACCGGAGCCGATACTGCTTCGTCGATTTCGCGCCCATGGACCTGGACGTTCTCACGTCCCCAAAACTTCAAACAGCTCAATGCTGTAGATGTCAACGGGGTCGTGCGTGGCGTCCAGTTCAATGTGTTTGGCATCACCGGTAGGAAGGGTTTGACACCCCTTTCTGGTCAGGCATCGAAGACTTCCATCATTAAGGTGGAGCTTCCGATCCCTGCCGGAGCCGATGTTGCCGACATTCCCAATATTAAGGCTCACTTGAGCTCTTTCTTTGGGACATGTCATCAGCAGGCCACCAACATGGTGGATGCGTGCACTGGTGGTGAGATCTGATGATCAAGACCATCAAGCGCGATTCCATCGTGGCTTTACTGGCTGTTATCGTTGGGCCAAAATTGGCTGCGGTTCTTGCCGCGACCCTTTCTCAGCTCTGCGTTAACTAGCCAGCTGCTTTAACCTCGTGAACTACTCTAAACGGAGACAAGCGTGAAGACATCACCGGTCGCTCTTTATGAGACCCTATGTAGGGATCTCGACTTCTCAATCCAGCGCTCAATGGTTCAACCCAACGAGCGTGTTCCTCTTCAAGTTAAGAGGTTTGCCTCAGAATACCTCAAGGATAAATTTCTTTCGAAGCTTATCCCTGAAAAATCAGCTGCTGAACTTCCAGACAGGGTGGCTCTTGCCACCTTTATGGAAGCTAACTCAGAAGCTGAGGTATGGATGCCCCCTCAGGGCGACGAAAGCGAAAGCGATCGTCAACTTTGGGGCTCGTTCCTGAAAACAGTTGAAGATTTCTTCACTGTTGACCTAGGCAGGGATTGTGAGTTGACTTGGGCCAACATCGCTGCTGAAGCGAAGTGTGGTCCAGGAGCCTCAGCGATGTGCCAAAGTACCTCCCTTTATGGGAAGCTTTACTCTGGTCCATTAACTGCGACTGATCACTCTCTTGTAGAGTTATACTCTGCTGACATCTCATTGTGGCCAGAGGAAAGCAACGCGGAGATAATCCGCTCGCTCGAGTTCGGCCCACCTGTGATGGTTAAGGGTTCAGCATCTTGCTTCGTACCAAAAACGGTAAAAACCTCGCGAATGATAGCTGTCGAACCTACGCTGAATATGTATTATCAGCTAGGGCTCGGCGCTATAATCCAAAGGAGACTTAAACGTTTCTTTCGGATTGACCTGGAGACTCAGCAGAGTACCAACAGGTACCTTGCTTTCTTAGGGTCCGTCATCGACTCAACGTTTGGTGATGGCTATGCCACCATTGACTTGAGCTCAGCCTCTGATCGCCTATCTCTGCGTCTTTGCTCGGAGTGTATCCCGGAAGAATGGTTATCCGTTCTTCTAGGGCTCTCTTCGCGAACTACAAAGATAAAGGTAGGAAAAGAGACAATCGATGTCAAGCTTAATATGTTG